CAAGGCCAAGAGCGAGTCTATTGGCAAGGGCGCTGAACTTGTTATCCAAGGCTTGAAGAAGATCAAGTCAGACATGGAGCAAAAGTTTGCTCAGTTGAATGGCGAGATTCAGAGCAAAGTTGCCTCTATTCAAGATGGTCAGGACGGCAAAAATGGCAAAGATGGACGGGATGGCAGACAAGGGCCAGCAGGAGCAACGGGGCCAGCAGGACGAGATGGTGTTCCTGGGCGTGATGGAGTTGATGGCGACAATGGTATTGGTGTTGCCGCTGCTCGTATTGATTTTGATGGCAGCCTCATTATCACTCTTGATGATGGTCGTGAAATTAATGCTGGTGAGGTTGTCCCTTTTGATGTTGCTGAACGCATCAAAGTTATTACCAATGGTGGCGGTACTTCTCAGTCTGTACTTGATACTCTGACAAGTCTTCAGTCTCAAATTACAGCTATGGCTGGATTTGTGAACTATGAAGGCACTTGGAACGCATCAACTAATACACCTACCCTTGTCTCTAGTGTTGGCACAAAGGGAGACTACTATGTTGTTTCTACTACAGGAACAACTAACCTGAATGGGGTTACAGCATGGACTCAAGGCGATTGGGCGATATTTAATGGCTCTGCTTGGGAGAAGGTTGATAACACTGATCTTGTAACTTCAGTTGCTGGTCGTACTGGTGCTATTACCTTATCAAATACTGACATCAGTGGTTTAGGTACGATGTCTACCCAGAATGCTAGTTCTGTAGCTATTACTGGTGGTACTGCAACACTTACAAGTCTTACAACTGCTACTGTTCAGGCAACAAACTCAGGTGGTTTGAGCCTCAAAAACTCTGCTGGTACGACACAGTTAAGCATGGGTGGTGGCGGAGGAGACAATTTATCTCTGAATGTATCTACAAATATCAATGGAACAAATGCACAAATTGATATTAGCCCAACAGGTACGGGTCATGTCCATATAAAGCCTACAGGCGTTAACTCAATTGAGATTGCTCCTACTTATGTTGGCGAAATAGACAACATGACAATAGGTGCAACAACACCTAAGAATGGTAGTTTTGTTGATTTAAGCGTAACTGGAACAACAAGTTTTGATGGTAGTCAAGGGACTGCTGGTCAGGTTCTTACCTCTGCTGGCACTGGTGCTACACCCACTTGGACTACACCAACAACAGGTACTGTGACATCAGTTACAGGCACTTCTCCTGTTGCATCAAGTGGTGGCGCTACTCCTGCTATATCTTTGTCTGCTGGTTATGGAGATACTCAGAACCCTTATGCCTCTAAGACTGCAAACTATGTTTTAGCTGCGCCTAATGGTTCTGCTGGTGTACCTACATTCAGGGCTATTGTTGCTGCTGATATTCCTACTTTGAATCAGAACACCACTGGTACTGCGGCATCTACCCCTAAACTCTTGACTACAAACTTCACGATTGAAGAAAGTGGTGGAAAGCTGTTGTTCAAGTATGGGGCAACGACAATTGCATCAATGTCTTCAACTGGAGTCATTACATCTGTAACTAACATAGTTGCAAATGGAACACCTTAAAGGAAAGTAAATCATGGCAACTCAAGTTTCTTTAACTGATGGCGCAGTAGCAAGTGCAGGGGCATTGGCTATTCAAACCAATGGAACGACTCAAGCAGTCAGCATTAGCACTGGTCAAGTTGCAACTCTTGCACAGAATCCTATTCTGACAAGTGGCACTGCCAACGGCGTTGCTTACCTAAATGGAAGCAAGGCAGTTACATCGGGTAGTGCGCTGACTTTTGATGGGACAAATTTCGCCACCACTGGTACAGCATCTGCAACCAAGATTATTCCTACTGGTGGTTCTGCAACAGGCAATGGGATGTATTTGCCTGCATCCAATACTTTGGCTTGGAGCAATAACGGCTCTGAGACTATGCGCCTTGACAGCACAGGCAACCTTGGATTGGGTGTTACGCCTAGTGCTTGGGGTTCTTACAGCGGCGCAATGGATTTCAAAGGCGGCGGTGCTTTAGGAGCATTTAATAGCAGTACAGCGTTATTCTGTAACAGTTATTACAACGGCACAAGCTTTATTTACAAAGCAAGTACAAGTGCTGGCTTTTACCAGATTGCTGGCAATCAACATCAGTGGTACAACGCCGCCTCAGGCACAGCAGGCAACGCCATCACCTTCACCCAAGCAATGACGCTTGATGCAAGCGGTAACTTGCTGGTGGGGACTACAACAGCTAGAAATAGATTAACTGTTGTATCTGGTGCAGGTTCAAATCCTCCAGCGTTAGGAACTAATGGAGGAGTAACCTATGTTGGTGGTGATGGTGTTTTATATGGCTTGTTGACAGGCGTTTCAACATCTGGTTACTCATGGATGCAAGCACAAAGGGTTGATGGAACAGCAACCGCATACGACATCGTTATGCAATCTGCTGGCGGTAACTTGCTGGTGGGGACTACGAGTGGTGTTGTTGGTAGTGAAAGACTTTCAATAAGTTCTGGCTCTCAAAGAGGCGCTGTACTTAAAAATTCTTCTAGTGGAAGTGAATTAATTGGGTGCTGGAATTCTGCAACAACAGGTGACAATGGTTTTGCTATTTTTTGGACTGAAGCATCGCCAACACAACGAGGCTCAATCAGTTATAACCGAGCAGGTGGCTTAACTGTTTACGCCACAACCTCTGATTACCGATCAAAAACTGTAAATGGCTCTGTACAAAATGCGCTATCAAAAGTTGCATTGCTTAAACCGTCAACAGGGCGCATGAATGGTGCTTCAATTGATATTGATTTCTTTGTTGCCCATGAATTACAAGAAGTTGTTCCATCTGCTGTAACTGGCGAAAAAGATGCAGTAAATGAAGATAACACGCCAAAATATCAAATGGTTGATAAGTCGGCTTTGATTCCATTGTTAACAGCCGCCATCCAAGAACAACAAGCCCTCATCACCCAACTCACCGACCGTATCACTGCACTGGAGTCAGCATGATTACTTGGACTATCTCCCAACTTGACCGACAAACCTCTGATGGATTTGTAACCACGGCCCACTGGCAAGCAGTTGCAACAGATGGGGACTACTCTGCATCTATCATCAATACTTGCTCATGGACAGGCGAACCAACTGTTTCCTATGATTCTTTGACTCAAGCTGATGTGTTGGCTTGGGTGTGGCAGTCTGTAGATAAAGAGGTTGTAGAGGCCGCTTTGGAGGCTCAGATTGCTGAACAAAAGGCTCCTAAGATTGCAAGTGGCTTGCCCTGGGGGAATGAATGACCCCTGAATTGCAGAAATACTATGAAGATCGCTTCTCGATGATGGGAAGCGATGGATGGAAAGACCTCATGGAAGATATTGACACCATGATTTCATCCTTGAATAATATATCTGTGATTCCTGATGAACAAAGCCTACAATTCAAAAAAGGCGAACTTTCTATACTTACTTGGCTGAAAACCTTAAAACAGGTCAGCGAGAGAGCATACGAGGAACTGAATGAAAAGAATGTTTGAATTTGCCTGTGCAAACGGGCATAAAACCGAGAGACTGACTGATTATGAGGCGGTCAGTTTCAGGTGTGAATGCGGTGAAACAGCCAATCGCATTCTTAGTGCGCCAGCTTTTAGGTTGGAAGGGTGGTCTGGTTCTTTCCCAACAGCACATGGGAAGTTCGAAAAAAGCCACCTAGATAAGCTGAAATCTGAGCGTAAAGCCAACTCTTAAACAGAAATGTCGAGTTGATTCTCCTACAACCGAAACGGCAGGAAAAGGGAAAATATGTTGATTGACCAAGAACCTGAGATGAAAAGTGAGTTAGAAGCTGAAGAATCCAAGCTATCTAATACCATTGCGCCAACAGCGCCTGGACTCCCTGATAAATACAGGGATAAAAGTCTGGAAGACATTGTTCGGATGCACCAAGAGGCTGAAAAGCTAATTGGCAAGCAAGCGCAAGAAGTGGGAGAGGTAAGGAAACTTGCTGATGAACTCATTAAGCAGAACCTCAGTTCAAAGCAACAGACTATTAAAGAGGAAGAGCCAGAAGTAGATTTCTTTGAGAATCCACAGAAGGCAGTTCAAAAGACTATTGATAACCATCCTGATGTTCTCGCCGCCCGTCAAGCAGGTGTTGAGTTCAAGAGGATGCAGATTCAGCAGAAGTTAGTGCAAGAGCATCCTGACTACACTCAGATTGCTCAAGATCAGGACTTTGTGAATTGGGTGAAATCCTCGCCTATTCGCCTTGGTCTGTATGCAAAAGCTGATGGTGAGTTCGATTACGATAGTGCGAATGAGTTGCTGTCTACTTATAAGCAGTTGCGTGGTGTCAAGTCAAAGCAGACTGAACAAGCGGGTGAAACCGCCAGGAAGCAGAACATGAAGGCCGCACAAGTGGATGTTGGTGGAACTGGTGAGAGTTCAAAGAGGGTATACAGACGGGCTGACCTTATTCGGCTGAAGATGACCGATCCGGCTCGATACGAGGCACTGAATGATGAAATTCTTGGTGCTGGCAAATTTGGTTATGAAGATGAACTTCAAGGGCAAGAAGGGTGACACTGTTCACATTCCTGCACCTTATCGTGGTTCTGCTTCTGCCAAGGCCGCTTCTACCGCAGTGACGCTGATTGCAGCCACTGAGACTGAAGTTCAAGTGTCGATCAACAAGCACTATGAATATAGCCGCTTGATTGAAGACATTGTTGAGGCTCAAGCCCTGAACAGCTTGCGTCAGTTTTATACCAATGATGCTGGTTATGCCCTGGCTAAACAAGTCGATACCGACTTGATCCAGTTGGGTCGTTCTGCCAACGGCGGTACTGCTGACAACGCTCGTTATGCTGGTGGCTTCATTGGTGGTGATGGCACGACTGCCTTCGACTACACGGCTAACACCAACACTGGTAACGCCTCTGCTCTGACTGATGCTGCAATTCGCCGCACCATTCAGCGTTTGGATGACAACGACACTCCTATGGATGGTCGCTTCTTCATCATCCCCCCGTCCAGCCGCAATACGCTGATGGGTTTGGCTCGTTACACTGAGCAAGCCTTTGTGGGTGATGGTAACGCTATCCGCAATGGTGAGATCGGTAACCTATACGGCATCCCCGTGTTCACTTCCAGCAACGCTGACTCTGCATCTGCCACTGCGACTTTCCCCGCATCTGGCACTGCAATCGCCCGTGTTTGCTTGATGGGTCACAAAGACTCTATGGTTTTGGTTGAGCAAGTGGGCATTCGTTCACAAACTCAGTACAAACAAGAGTACCTGGGTACGCTGTTCACTTCGGACACGCTCTATGGTGTGAAGGCTCTCCGCACTTCTACCACTGCAACTGACCCGAACGCCGCATCCATGTTTGCCTTGGTTGTGCCTACCTGATTGCAGTTGCCCCCTCCCTAGTGGGGGGGTCTTTTTTTAACCTGTAATTTAGGAGAAATCAAATGGCAGCAGCAACCGCAGTTGTTTCCCGTATGGGCAATGACCAGTTTCGTGGTCTTTTTTCAGATACTTGGGATGTTTCTTGTACGCTAGATAGCGCTTCAATCGCTACTACTGCTACGGCTACTGACACAGTAACTGTTCCAGGCGTTGTTTTGGGTGATATGGTGCTTGGTATGTCAATCAAAGTGAGTGAAGCAGGCTTGGTTCGCCGTGCCTATGTTTCAGCCGCTGACACAGTGACTATCGTTACCTACAATCCCACAGCAGGGTCTATCAACTTAGATTCAACCAATATGCAACTTGTAATTGGTCGTGCTGTAGTTTAAAGATTGGGGGGTTCGTCCCCCCTTTCTTTGTTTTGGAGTTAATCAATGGCAACTTTTCGCTGTCTTCAGTCTGGTAACACAGTAAGTTTTACCTTGCAACATGACATTGACTCAATGAAGGGTCATCAAGGTTATGTTCGTATTGACGAGCAAGAAAAGGAACCTGATGCGTATGATGCCAATGCCGTGAGAACAGACACTGCTTTCACGCCGCCAGTTGTACGGCGCATGGGTCGCCCAAAGAAAGTTGCAAATGTCTGATATAGACGCTAGAGATTTTGGAAAACTGGAGGCCCAAGTTGAGGCTCTCCAGACAGAAGTTCACTCTTTGAGCAAAGATGTGAAGGCTTTGCTTGAACTTGCCAACAAAGGCAAAGGTGGGTTTTGGATGGGTATGACTATCGCGTCATTCATGGGCGGTGCGATTACCTTTGTTGCTGATCGTGTCTGGAAATAAAGGAGAACGCTATGCCTATGGTCGGAAAAAAGAAGTTTCCCTACTCTGAAAAAGGCGAGAAAGAAGCCAAAGAGTACGGCAAGAAAAAGGGTGTTCCTGTGACCATTATGGTTGCTGTTGGTAAACCAAAAGGCTTGCCTATGCGTGGTGGTCGTACTGCTACCAATATGATGAAGAAATCAAGTCGTGGCAAATGAAGACCAAAGCACAAAAAAAGATTAGCAAGGTGATGACAGAATTTGGCGCTGGGAAATTGCATTCTGGGTCTAAAAAGGGGCCAGAAGTGACTTCCCGTAAGCAAGCCATTGCCATTGCATTGTCTGAAGCTGGCATGGCAAAACCTAGAAAGAAGAAGAAATGAAACCTGGACTTTATTCCAACATCGCAGCAAAGCGTAAGCGTATAGCTGAAGGTTCTGGTGAGAAGATGCGGAAGGTAGGGGCCAAGGGTGCGCCTACTGCCGCCGACTTTAAACAAGCTGCAAAGACTGCAAAGAAGGTTAAAAAGGTGAAGTAGATGAAATCTCCTGTTTGGCAAACAAAAGCTGGTCAAAATCCAAAAGGCGGCTTGAATGCCAAGGGCAGATCATCTTATAATGCGGCAACTGGTGGCAATCTCAAAGCACCAGTAAAGTCGGGGGACAACCCTCGCAGAGCAAGTTTCTTGGCTCGAATGGGCAACATGGATGGCCCTGAGTTCAAGAATGGTGAACCAACGAGACTGCTTCTTTCGCTAAAGGCATGGGGTGCAAACTCCAAGGCTGACGCAAAGGCAAAAGCTAAAGCTATATCCGCAAGGAACAAGGCAAAGGCGAAATGAGAGCATTATCAGTTGGTGTTAGTCCTACAGCGGCAGTAGACACAACAGTCTATACCTGTCCAAAGGGCTATTACGCCAAATTTACTGTAATGTATATACACAATACAGGTGGCTCTACCAAGCATATAACTGTTCAATGGTATGACGCAAGTGCTAATACCACTATTGACATATTGACTCAGTATAGTTTTCAATCAAAAACATATCTTCAGTTTGATGGCAATGCCTACATTGTTTTAGAAGAAGATGACAAGTTAAAAATAACTACTGAGGCAGAAAGCTCCTTCA